ATCCATGCTTCGTCAAACAACTGAGATGCACGTTTGTTTTGCTCGGCGATTGGCTGATACACAAAGTTCTGAAGGAAAGGATTAACCTTACCGCTCATGATTGACTCAAGAGTAGCTTTGTACTGATCATCAACAATGCGAGACTCACGTGTGGTTTGTAACCAATTTACGATGAGTTGATTCGAAAGATCGGAAGGTTGGTTGTAACACCATTCTTCATAATCGTTTACTGAATTCGCACCAGTTTGAACAACACCGACTAAGAACTGATAAGCTTCTTTTTCACTTGCATCCAAACCATTATAACCACCAGCGGTGATATTTGGCTCAAGAGTAAGAGTGGCTTTAGTTCCATTGCCATCAGTTGCATCAACTGCGCTTACAACCTTGTAGACTAAGTCTTTTGCTTTCTTCGTGGATACATCCCAAGAAGAAACAAGAACAGTGCTACCAGGTAAGAAGTAACGATTGATAAGCTTGATATCAGTTGACCAAGGTGAATCTCCAACATCAACAGTACATTCCCAAAGTCCTGGGTGTGCACCATTTTGTCCAGCAGATGAAGAAGCTTGTCCTCCTGATCCGGCAAAGTAATTACTATTAATGTAAGAACGCTGACGGCGCTGAATGTATGGAAGAATAAGAGACTGAGTCTCGACCTTTTGCTGATTAAGTAAAGGTTTGATGTTTGTTATGCTACTGCGCAACAAAGTAGGTAGGCCCTTTTCCTGTACTCCGAGGATTTTTGCTTCGGCTGCGGATGCTATTACCCGAGCGAGGTCAATTTCCTTGTTTCCAAGGCCCTCAAATTCCGCAGGGGTCATACCCTTAATGGAGGCGTTAGTAAGTGTACAACCTGTCGATCCGTCTACTTTTACGATCCGAGGCAGGAAGTTACCTGACCCATCAATCGCACCGGGCTCTTTGTAAAGAGTGCCGTTCGAAGACGCAGCAGGCTGCGCTAATTGCGAGTTATCGAATGGATTTGCCATTTTATATATTTGGTTTGATTGTTGTGAACTAAATTATTAGGTCAGCTTTCCTAATAATAGCGTACGAACAGCCAAAAACGGCAAATCAGTGAAAAATTCTTAGATTTTCTTCATTTCCTGCACATTCAGGATTTCTTTTGCTTTTTAAAATTAAGTTTTAAGACTTAAAATTTAAAGACCGAGAGCAGATAAAACAGGGTTCTTTTGGCTCTGCTCAGTAGCTACTGGAGTATTAACAGTTGGTCCCTGCCTAGGTTGCGGTTTAACTGGCCTTGGTGCTGCAGTCTGCTGAGTGGCAACAGGTTGCCTGCCTGCCTTTGTATATCCTGACTTTCTTAGCTTATCCTCAAAGTTATTGATTTCCTTATTGATAAACTTTTGCGCAGACTTATTGGCATGCTCTTTAACCTCTTCAGTAGTCAAGGTGTATACCTTTTGTTTTTCTGCATCAGATAAGTTATGATACTCATGCATGGGAGAGTATTTCATTCCGTCTTTCTCGGGCATACTCGCTTCCAGTGAAGATATAAATGATGCAAGTCTAATATGATCCTTATTAGTTGGGTCATACGAAGACAGACCTTGGGAGATTTCATGCAACGCAAACATTGCTTTTTGGTGAGCAGTTGTAATCCTGTTAACAATTTCATACTGAACAGGATTTGCCTCATAAGCTGCTTTAGCACCCTCAGATTCTAGTTTCTTTCGCATGTCCTCGGGAACCATTGACCTTATATCTGATAAAGTCTGCTCTTTTAAAGATTCTACAATAGGCTTTACCTGCTGTTTTTTCTGCTCTTGCTTTATAGCATCAAGCTCCGGCTTCAGTTCCTCCATTGCTTCCTGTTTTGCCAGCTTTCGGGTTCTTAACTCGACCACTCTTTCTAGGTCATCCTGCGAGAACTGCGGTTTCTTTCGCTTAAGAAAGTTTTGATAATCGTAATCAGAATCATCTAGAGCCGAATTTGGATCCTCCTCCAGCCTCTTATCTAGGTAGTCTTTTTGGTCTTTAAAGAATTGTAAATACTGAGATTTCTTACCCTTGTATTCCTCAAAATTATCTTCAGCAAACTCTACAAGCTCAAGGCGTTTCTTTTGATCAGTGGTTAGCCAAGTTAGGTCCTCCTGCTCCTGTACAACTTCCTGTACAGGTTCTTCGGATTCCTGCTCTGGTTCCACTGCAGGAACCTCCACCTCCTCAAATAAGGTTTTATCGTATTTGGTAAGAGCCTCTTGTTCTTGCTCTTCTTGCTCTACCACAGGCTCATCCTTTTGCTCTGGCTCCTCCTGCTCGGCATTGGACATATCAATAGCATCAGAAAGTCCATAGACATTTAACTCGTCATCTTGCTGCTCTTCCTGTGGTTGCTCCTGTTGTTCTTGTTGTGGCTCCTCTGTATCTATTTTTTCAAATAGTGCAGACATTAAAGAGGAACCTACATTTTCGTTTCGTTCGGCTTGTTCTTCACTCATAGTTATCTAGGTGGTGGTTGTGCTCCTGCCACTTCTTGAGGTGGCATTCCTGGTTGAAATTGTCCCTGCGGAGGTCTCTGTACTTGCTGTGGTGGCTGTTGCGGTTGTGCTTGCTGTGCCAAAGCACCCTTTATGGACTGAACCTCCTGATTCATGCCTTGAATGATTTGTGTAATCTGCGGTACTGTCTGCTTGAGTTGCTCAACAAATTGAGCATTTGCGAGTGACATATCTTCTTGTGTGTCAGTTTCCACATTTAGGTCGTAAGCTGCACCTGAAAGTCGGAAGATTTCGTTCATTATCTCCAATACTTTCTCTGTGCCAACTGCCTGCATGATTGGTTGCACTGATACCACCTGCTGAAGTAGTCCCGCTAAAGTTTGTGCGGATTGTGTATTTACTGCCCTTTCTGCTCCATCACGAGAAGAGAAATTATACTCATGCAGGAGTATATCGGGCGTTCCTATCACTGTCCTCTTTGCCTGTGGGTTCATGTAATCAGAAGTTGATCCGTATGGTGCTTCCTGAAATCCGGCATTCTTTACAATTTCTTTTGTATACCTACCCTGTACAGGCACACGATACTCAGACTCGGAGCATGAAACTAAATGCTCAAATAACATCTTCTTTGCTCCTGCACGAAGCTCATCAATACCTTCTGAGATAAATGAATAGATTGCCTGTGTGGTTGTCGCTATCTCTGTTACCTCTGTAGCGGATATTTCACGAGGGGCAGGTTGCCCCAGTTCCTGTGGCGATAGAATGAGAAGTCTTTCTACTAGATTGAGTAACTGAGTAGTAGACTGAATTGCCTGATTTACGGATGCTTGCATTTCACTCTGCACCTCAACAACAGATACAAAATCTTTAGCATTTAAGCCGAGGTCTGCCATCTTGGCACCTGAGTAGAATAATGCATGGGGCTTTGTGTACATTGTGCCCTCTGCCATTGCATCTTGTATATATGCTTTTACATCATCATCTAATGCATCCTGATCAATAGCGAAGATTTTCATCATGCTAATTTTCATATCATGAAGCATTTTATTCATGATATTATTCATCTGATCCTGGAATGGCATAAGTTCATGTGCCACTGATATGTTTACCATCCTAGCATCATTCTGATTTAATCCACCATATATAGCAGGAATACTAGGAAGGAACTCTGCATGTAATACAGTATTATCACTAGCTACTACCATCTTCATCCATACATCATGCGGATAATCACCGATACCTTCTTCTGCCGGATTTATTCTGCAAAAGTAATGCGAAAGAAATATACCTTTATCCTCATCTTCAGAGCCGTAAACGCCAGTGTTTGCAGTTCTGTCATTTTGCATAGCAAACTCCGACTTTCTTGTCGGAAAACGCATACTTTCAGGATCTAAATAGTAGCTGAAGAATTCTTTATAAGAATCATATGCTCCGAATAAATTAGTATTAAATGAAATATCTTCGGTATTCCAGTAACCTGGATTATCGCAGATATCTCCATATTTTAATACATCCCAATAACCAACCCAATCAGGACCATTGTCAGTATTTATATCCGCAAGAGGTTTTGATTGGTCATGCATAATTCTAGTGGGATGCGGTTTTACAAAATCTACACCCTCCCTGCATACATAACTTTCAATACCTTCCGGTTTCATTTTATTCTGCTTCCAAGTGGTAGCTCTTGTCCAAGCACTCTCAGGAAACATTAAAACAAAACCATACATAAACATATCTCTAATTCCCTGCCCGAAAAGATGCCTGTAATTAAACTGGTC